ATCCCCATCTTTTACAGCAACAGTTTGATCTAAAAAATGTACAGTTCTTCTAGCCTTTGCTCCATTATCCCATGTTTGATCTATGACTTCTATATTGTTAGTGGGAATAACTTCTGCAATCCTTTCTGCATGTTGTTTGTACAGCCCATAATGGGGAACTGTTTTATATCTGTCAGAATGATTGCCTAGAAATTCTCCAGAGTCAGAACGTACTATTGCTTTCTTCTTAGGTGCTGAATGTTCTATTTCTACTCCATCTTGATTAGTATGAAAATAGTGTAATGGAACTTCTTCAACTCCAAAATCAAATAGAGATAAGTCTAGTAAGTTCTTATGTACATGAGTTTCAGGTAAAATATGACCTGTTCCCATAACGTCACTTATATTGTGTGAGTCTAACATGGTGTTTCCTTTCAAAGAATTGTTAGTTATTAAAATACAAGATACTCCCAAAGATATCAACTATCGCATTAGAGCTTCGGTTAAAAGGGTATTCCATCTCCTAAGAGGATAGTTTGGACTCCCTTATAAGCATCTCAATTATTATACTTTCATAGTTATTATGTACATGCAAACTATTTATTTATTTTTATTAGGTAAACAGTTAACTAATTTTAAATCTTTTTCGGCATCAACAAGGTTTCTGTACACAGTTAAATATTGTTCTAGTTTTCTATTATATATAGCATAAGTATTATGGTCATAGGGTAATATAATATAAACAGGAAGAGTTGACAAAATTTTACTCATAATATCTATTCCACGACTCGTTGACAAAATCGTACAGACTATTTTCACTGTACTCATCACCTATAGTCAAATCTTTGAATTGATCGGTTGACAAAAGGTGTATTGACATTGACAAAATCTCAAAGAAATCTCTCCCTTGCTTGACAAATTCCTCTACCTCATGTTGAAAAGCCATTTCCATATCCAGAATATCATTGGTTAGCTTGTTCATGGTGTTCCCCCATTTTTATACGTTTCTTCCATTTATAATTTCTTACTATCTTGCGTACCCAATCTGTATTTGTAGTTCTTCTGTCTACAAACATACCAACAATCGTGTCCATAGATTTGTTATCATCTACTGCTTTGTGAATTTTATTAATTACTTTATATTCTATCATGGTGTTCCTCCTGTACAACCTTATAAGACTCTTTTAAATACCACATTGGCATATCCCTTGACTTCTCCCATTTAGCTATGTCTTTCTTATCGTTGACGTAGTACTGCCTGTATGCCCTAACAGCATTGTTATGTATACGCAAATAGCTACATTTATATTCCTCTGGCATACATTGTGGGTGAGGTGTTGTTAAATAGTTATCAAAACTAAAGTTTCTTGGAGATGGATAAGATATATCCATGATAACTTGCTGACATTTATGTATTTTGTTATACCTCCTAGTGTACTCAAAACATAACTCCATACCATGTTGCCACAACCAATTATAATTATCCATACTATCTCCAGCCCATAGTGTGCAGGGGTGGTTTTTGTGTGCTTCTTTATAGGGTACTTTATCTCCTAATCCATACCTATACCATACAGAGCAAAGCATTTGTGCCGTCTCTAGTGGCATCTTGACAACATGTTTATCACATTGCATTTGTGCTGATGTAATAGGGCATTCGTCTAATACAAATATGTTCATTTGTACAGCACTCCCAATTGAGACAGTATATTTAATGCTTGTATACTTAACTCCTGTACTTTATGTACTGTTATCCAATCATTATTATAATCTTCATAGGTATTAGTATCTTCGTTAAAGTTTTCTTCCATGTAATCATCTTCACCTGTATACGTTTCAAGTATCATATCTTTATTCGTAATAGACTTAGCATCTTCATAGTGTGCTATACTATAGTTATTAAACCATGAATACTCAAAATATTCAGAGTCCCCAGATTTTATTTTAAATGTTACAAATAGCATATCAATGTCCTCTCGGTGGTTGTAATTTATCATTCTCTTTTGATACACCAAAGTCTACTGTATATATCCACACAGCACTATCCTCATCAACTTTTGTTACTTTATAAAGTTTCTTCTCTACTATATCTCTAAATTCTACTACAGGGCAAGTGTCAAGCCAATCCATAAATGTTTTCTGTGCATCTTTCATTAGCTATTCTCCTCTTCTTCTATTTCTCTCAGCCAGTCATTAAAGACATTATCTACATGGTTAGGCATATCCTCCGTAAGTGGTACAGACTTAGGATTGTCTGACCACTCTACTAATATTGTGTACCCAACTATGTGCCTATCTGTTGTCGGTATTGTATTTATATCTCTACTCATTGTCATACTCCTCCCCTTCACTATAGGACTGATTGTTTAAATCCTCCTCTTGACCCTTCTTATAAAACGAAGCTTCTGTAGAAGGTGCATCTCCTGTATAGACAGTTCCTTGTTCTTCTTCTGTTTCCCATTTTTCCATTTGTGATAACAATTCTTTGGCAAATTCTTTTCTTCCGTTCAGGTAGTAATCACTAAACAGAGCATCTTCCTGTCCTACAGTGCTAGGATCGGTGTTGTCTACCACTTCCTGTAGATAGTCTTTGACTTTCTGTAGCATTATGCCTTCCTCTTCTGTTCGGTTATATGTACAGAACCATTCTTTATCTTAACGTCTATTCTTTTTCCCTTACTTAAATAGTGGCCAATTCTTTCGTTCATCTTAATCATATCCTGTTCAGTCTGTACAGCAATGACTTCATGTATTTTAGTTCTTTTCATAGTGTTCTCCTTTTCTACAATAATCCTTTCACAATTATAAAACATTGTCAACCCCTTAGACAAAAAAAAAGAGAGCAATGGGAATTAACTCTCTTTTCTCTTATTTATTATGTACAGGTAACTTATCGGAAAGTAGCTACCTTTCAAGGATATTATTTAATTGACAATCCTTATCTTTCATCAACCCTGTACAAAGTCTTTTTACAAAGAAACTGGTATACTCCTTTCAGTATCCTCCGACAAGGGTGTTTCTCCGTACTCTCCTTCTTCTAGTCGGTAGTGATAGACACCACCTAGCCACTTGCCAATGACATTTCTTCTACCGTAGCTTTGTTTTCGTAAAGACCTTATCCCTGCTGACGTTCCAGTTTCAAGGTAACCGATTGTTTTTGCCACACCTTGTACAGTGTGCCATCTTCTATCAGACATAACATCAAGTATTAGTGGGATCATTCCCTTTCTTCTATGGTAAACTTTTTTTTCCTGTACATCTTCAGTCATCATTATCATTTCCTTCCCAAGCACTGGGGTCATCTGATCTAACTAAATCTTTGTAATAGGCTCGTATAACATCTCCTTTACTTTCTCCGTACTCTATAGTTTGACTTTGGTGCATTAGATTAGACTCTTCCACTACAGTATCATAGGCTTTATCAAGTTTGCTAATATCAGAATAGGTAAGATGGTCTACTCCACTATCTTGTATGTCTGATACAATAGACTTTACTCGGTTGACAAGTTCTAACTGAGCATCTGTAATAATAGGCACTTCTAACTTTTTCTTTTTGGCCATGTCTTCCTCCGCTTTTATTTTTAACTCAGTCTCTAACCAAGTAATGAATTTACCCTCTGACATAATGTTCTCCTTGTCAAGTTATTTATTTTATATCTACCAAAGAGTAGATGTTTCCTGTATTGCCAACAAACCTTTTTATAAGTTTATTGCCACATTTTATCTCTACAAGGGTATTAAGATTTATATTTCGGTAGCCACCACTCGCCATATCAAATACTGTTAAGTACCGAATATGGTCGTTGACATTAATGCCACCCTTGAGGTGTTTCTTAACTCCCAGTTTACAATTCATTTCCCTAACCTCGCCATTCTTTTTGACAAACTTAGCTTTAAATATTTTCTGCCCTACAGTGCGTTTAATTACTGGAGTTACCAGTGCTTCAGTGTATAGTGTCATCTTCGTTCTCCTCCTCCTCCGAGTTAAATTCAATGGCCAATGTCATGTACAGACCAGCTAATGTATTTATTATTACCCCTATCATATCAACCTTAGATATTCCTAGTAACACATATTTATTGTATAATTCAAGTAACTCTTTAATAAACCCTTCAGTTACCTTTATATTAGGTTCTTCCATATATGTTTCCTTATAAGTTTAACTATAAGTAGACCTTACAAAATTTCCTGTCAAGTACTTTTTTTTATATTGACATAGTTTTTACAAAAAGGTACTAGTAATGGAGAGAAGGAGAATACTATGGTTGGAGAAACTGATGTTGCTACATTTGTTAAGGCACTATCTATACCCACTGATGAAACTTACAGAGGCAGTTGCCCTGTTTGTCATCATCAAAATACTTTCAATGTTACTAATAGTTCTGGCAGGTTGCTGTATAATTGCTACCATGCTGACTGTTCAGTTGGGGGTACTACAAAAACAGGCGATCTTATTCAAACATCGTCTAGGTCAAAAAATCAAACACCTCAGAAGATAGATCTTTCTGTATATAATAAACAGTGGGTAGGACTAGACCGCAGTCAAAGAGTCGTTGACTACCTAAAGTCTGTACAAGCTTACCATGCTTACAAGAATAGATTTGCTGACATTCGCTACGATGTTAAGGAGGACAGGTGTGTCTTTCTTGTATACAAAGACAAGACATTGGTAGATGCGGTTGGTAGATCGCTGACAAATTCTAAACCAAAATGGAAAAGGTACGCATCGTCTCGTGTGCCGTTTGTGACAAAAAACCAAAGTGACAATCTTGTAATTGTAGAGGACTGTGCTTCGGCTTGTGCATTGACATTTGCTAATGTACAGGGAATGGCTCTTATGGGTACAAGTTTGTTGACAGAGTATTTAAAATATATTAAGCATTATAGCCGAGTTACCATTGCACTAGATAAAGATGCTTCAAAAAAGGCAATGAAAATGGTGCATGAACTAAACATTCATGTACAGACAAAGTTGGTGCTACTGGACAGGGACATAAAAAGGTGGAGTACAGAACAAATAAGGGAGAAGTTTAATGTCACTTGAGAAACAAATATTATCAGCATGTTTATCCAATGAGTTTTATAAAGATACTGCGGAGGTTGTATCTAAAGAAATGTTTGCCAATGGTGTGGGGACAATTTTTGACACCATCAGTTTTGCCCAACAGAAGTACGAGAGTGATTTAGATGTCAATACCCTGATACAGCTACACAGGAATAAGTATCCTGCACTGCCAGAGTCATCAAGAGAACCCATAGAAGATGTTATACGAGAGCTTGGTAAGTTCATGCCAAGTAGCAAAATCATACTAAAAGATTTAATCATTGACTTCTGGAAGAAAGATAAGGCTCACAAGATTAGTGATCTATCGGCTGACATTTGGTTAGGCAACAGTGACGACTTTACTTCACTGAGAACTTTGGTTGACACGGCTATAGATAATACACCTGAAGAGGAAGGAAACTATCAAGAAGTGAAAGATGATGTAAAGGATTATGTAGAGGGGTGGGATCAAGGGTTTGAATTTAAGTTTGAGTTACAATCTTTGGCTGACAGAATAAGCGGTGCAGGTAGAGGAAACTTAGGGATTATATTTGCTAGGCCAGAGACAGGAAAGACAACTTTCTGTACATACTTAGTTGCAGAGTACATTAAGCAGGGATTTAAGGTGGCATACTTTGCTAACGAAGAACCCGGAAGGTTAGTCAAAGGTAGAGTATTCTCTGCGTACCTTAAACGATCCATTGATGAGATGAAAACAAACTTAGAAGACTCTATGGATGTATACAAGAAAGAGATAGAACCTAACTTTAAATTGTTAGAGGGTAGAGGCATTACTTTATTAGAGATTGAGAAATTTATTGACATTCATAAACCTGATGTGGTAATGGTGGATCAGCTAGATAAGGTGGCTATCAGTGGTAACTTTGCCAGAACGGATGAAAAGCTAAAAGCTCTGTACGAGGGGGCAAGAACAATGGCTAAGAAACAACAGGTTTTACTCTGGTCAGTATCACAAGCATCTTATGATGCACAAGGTAGACAAGAGGTAGATTTTAGTATGTTGGAAAATAGTAGGACAGGAAAGGCAGCGGAGGCTGACATTATTATAGGTATAGGAAAGAACTATGGTGAGGAAGAGGATTACATACGACATCTTTGTGTATCTAAAAATAAACTTAATGGGTGGCATGGTACAGTAACCTGCTCCATTGACATATACAGAGCGAGGTATGAATTGTGATATTAAAAGCCGATGGGTTTGATGGTGCAATACTAGGTTTAGGTAGAAGGTGTGGACAGCCAGATCTGTTAGTTTACGATGCTGACAAATGTGTAGCCATACTTATGAAAGACGGAATGACAGACGAAGAAGCTATGGAGTATTTTGAATTTAATGTGGTAGGATCATGGATGGGTGAAGGAACACCTATCTTTCTGTACAGAGGATTGGAGGATGAAGAATGATAACCGTTCTTGACATAGAAACAACATATAAAAAAGATGATGCAGGTAAGCTAGACCTTGATCCTTATACAGGAAACATGTTAGTGTCTGTGGGGTACAGTGCTGTAGGTTCTGATATAATAGCTCCCTTTACAGAGAAAAAGATTTATCGCCCTGACAGTGAGGGCTACCTCTGCTTCACTCACACAGAAAAAGAACCAACAGAGAATGGTTTTGCTATACTGCAAAAAGTTTTAGATGAGACTGACATATTGGTAGGACACAACATCAAGTTTGACCTCAAGTGGTTACTTGCTTGTAACTTTACCTATACAGGAAAACTATACGACACGATGATAGCTGAGTATGTTATACATGGTGGGGATAAAGTTGCTTTGTCTTTGTCAGAATCAGCTAAGAGATATGATTTAGATGAGAAACGTACTGACTTAACTGCACAATACATGAAAGATGGGGTATCTTTTGATTATATACCTTGGGATATTGTAGAGGAATATGGAAGGGCTGATG